AAGTTTGATACCGATATGAAATCTGGCAACGTCGATTTTAGTAACTTTAGGCGATTGATGATTCATGATATTCTAAACAATACTAAATTAATTGATACGGGGTATATCGGCCCTGTAAAATTAGAAGATGTACAAAAGGCTATGAGTCATCCACGTCATATGTGGAGAGTGTTGATGATTGCCAGCGAATACCTTATGACTATCAGTCCTCATTATTATCGTCTTAACAGTATGTTTGCAAACATGTCTTTGTTTTGTTGGTGGATAGACCTCTATGATGTCAAGGATAATGCGAATATCCAGACGATTAAAAAGCAATACGGCACGCTAGCTGCTCGTCTTGAGAATATGAATCTTAAACATGAATTCTCTAAAATCATGAGAACACTTCCCTATCAAGACATTTTCTGTGGTTTAATTGTTGAAAGTTCAACTGATTTCTTTATACAAAAGCTAGACTTTAGAACTTGTAGGCTTTATCAGGTTCAAGATGGATTGTACAATTTTCAGATTGACCTCGGTAAAATAGTAGCAAAGGAAATCAATGCATACCCCGATTATGTTCAGGATGCGTATGTTAAATATATAAAAGGCGAGCTTTCTTCGAATTGGTACCTCCCTCCTGCTGAAAAGCAGATTTGTATCAAGATGAATTCACAATGGACATATCCTTATCCTATGCTTATTGGTTTGCTTAAAGATATTCTTGATTTGGATACATATAAGAAGCTGAAACTACAATCGGCTCGAACCGATAATTATAAGGCTATTCTCGTTGAGGTTCCCATTGATGAATCAACTATTGATAAACCATTGTTGTCTCCCGATACTCTTGGTCTATTTGCGGAGATTAACCGTGAAAGCATGAGTGATGATATCGGCATGATTCATACTCTTGGTTCTCCCGGACAAGCTATCAGCTTTAAGGATTCTGCAAATACTCGAAACAATGTATCCGATGCGGTTGATGAGCTTTATAATGATTCTGGTATTTCAAAAGAGCTGTTCAATGGTTCATCGTCTGCTACAGCTGTGACGTTTTCTGTCGAGAATGATTCTGGCTTTATATATGATATTTATCGTCAGTTTGAACGTTGGGTGAATCGTTACATCAAGCTTCGCAAATTCAATAAACCTGCGTTTAAATTTTATTTTTATCTATTGGACATCACGGTGTTCAATAGAGATACGGTGTCTAAGAGATATAAAGAATCTGCATCTATGGGTGTTGGAATCGATAGATGGCTTGCCTCTCTCGATATAACTCCATCTAGAACCCTTGGTTCTTACGTTATGAGCAAAGATATCTTTGATTTTCATAATAACCTTATCCCACTTCAATCCGCGTACAACGTTTCTTCCGAGATTCAGGAAGTTGATGAGAATAAAGGCGGAAGGCCGTCTGCTGAAGAAACAGGAGAACAGTTGAGCGACGAAGGCGAAAACACACGTGACCAAGATAAGAACGATATGTAGGTGTTCGATATGGATGACAAAAAGAAATTCAAAGTGAAAGATTTATCTATCGCTACCTATCTGAAGAATAACGGTTCTAAATTTATTGGTATCCATAATAGTGAATATATTTTTGAGTTCGACGATACGATTGATAGAAATCTTGATGCTTATTTTGAATTATACGAGAAATCTATGTTTTGAATTATATGAAGGAGTAAGTATATGAAACCATTATATTGTTGCAAAGGAAAGCGACAAGCAAATTATTTTCTTGAGCATGGATGCACATTAATCAGGATTGATTGTGACCAAAAGTCTTCTGGGTTTTTGGTTTTTATTTTTGAACACAATCAAAAACTAAATGATGCGCTTAAAACATGGAAGGAAGATAAAAAAACATATTTGTTTTAATGGTTATGTTGTGAAGGAGTTGTTATGTATAATAAAGAAACCGGTATGTATGAGGGATATATCTATCAAATTTATAATCCATTTAATATGAAAAGTTATATTGGGCAAACAACAAGGACGATACAAGGAAGATTTTCGGCACATAAGTCAGCATCAAAAAATGGTATTGAAGATTCATATTTTTTATATACTGATGCCAGAAATTTTGGATGGGATATTTTTGATGTATATGAGGTTGAAAAAATAGAATGCGATACAATTGACGGATTAAGAGGATTATTAAATACAAAAGAAATTTATTATATTGATAATTATAATTCTTTGTATCCAAATGGGTATAATATTAGTCCCGGTGGAAATGCTAGGAATATCCATTGTTATGTAAAAGTATATCAATTTGACCTTAATAAAATATTGATTGCCGAATATTTATCTATGGTGGAAGCGTCTATAAAAACTGGAATTTTAATTACTAAAATATCTGATTGTTGTAACGGTCGCACTGTGACGGCTGGTGATTTTTATTGGAGCAAATATCCTTATTTGCCTGATAATATTGAACAATATAGACATAAAAAGAGAGTTGTTCAATATACACTTGATGGAAAACTTGTTGGTGTATTTGACTCAACAATACAAGCAGGATATTCGTTTACATCTGATGATAAAAAAGCACAATCAATTAGTGCTAATATATCAAGATGTGCTAATGGTAATGCCAAGACTGCTCATAAATATATGTGGAAGAAATTTGAAGATGTTGTTGATAGTGATGGCAATGTATTAGAAAAACTTCCAAAATCGGATATTGTAGATAGTATATTTCAATGCAGGCCAGTGTCTCAGTATGATAAGAATGGAAAATATATTTGTACTTTCCCATCTATAATAGAGGCATCTATTGCGACGCAAATTAATCGTTCATGTATTTCTGCTTGTTTGGCAGGAAGGCAAAAGACTGCCGGTGGTTATATTTGGAAAGATGCATTGGAGGAGTGATTGTATGAATCAAAACATATATTCTCTCCCTGTTACATTCTCTGTCGAAAATGAGATTTCTGATGGTGATAATAGATTTATCGAAGTGTTTATTGATGTGCTTCATTTAGGTAGAAATCTTAATGGTAGCGTGTTTTCTCAAGATGTTGTTGATGCAAACATTGACACTATTAAGAACACGCCTATTCTTGGCTTTGTTCAAGTAAAGTCGGATGGAGAAAAAGACTTTAAGGGACATGAATATACTATTAAACGCACTGTGAATGGAGTTGAACAGGTCTACTCTGGCTCTGCTTACGGTGTTGTGCCAGAAAGTTATGATGCTCAATGGGTTGACAAAATGTGCGATGATGGTGAGATGCGCACTTTTTTGCGAGTTAAGGGATTGCTGTGGACGAAGTTTAGCGATTCTACTGAAATCGTAATGCGAGATATTATCAAACAACATAGTATGGAATTATATCCAAACAGTATTGAGGGTCACGAAGATGATAATGGCGATTTTGTGTTTGATAAATTTTCTTTTGATGGATGTTGTATTTTGTCAGATGATGTTCAGCCCGCTATGGTTAACTCGTGTGTAGAGGTTAATTACTCTGTAAGTGATTTTGTTAAAAACTTACAAGATGAATTAAATGATAAATTTGCTGTTTTTACCAAGCTTATTGATAAACAGAATGAACAAGGAGGTGTTAAGAATATGCCCGAAGATATTAAGAATGATGAAGTAATTGAAGATGTTAATCCTGATTTTTCTGAGCAGGTGGACGATAACCAGTCTGTTTCTGATGATAATCAGCCCGCTTCTGATTTTGCAAGCACTATGATGCAGCAGTTTGAAGATATTTCAAATATCGTTTCCTCTCAAGAAACCGTGAAGGATAAGTGGGGTTATGATGCTCCGCGTTATTATGCTGTAGATATTCAGGATAATGAGGTTATCGTAGTTGATGCTAAGGATAATTATAATTATTACGGTATTCCTTATACTATCGATGGCGATAAGCCAGTTCTTGATTTTGCCTGCGGTACCCGTAAGAAGGTTCGCTATGAGAACTATGAGGATGGTGCTGTGATGCCTACAGGTGCATTTAGTTTCGGTGAGTATATTTCTTCTATTGAAAAGAATGCTTCTGAAAAGATTGAAAAGGTAGAAGCTGAATATTCACAAGTTAAATCTGAACTTGATGAAATCAAGCCCAAGTACGATGAATATGTTGCCGCTGAAGCTGAGCGTGAGGTCGCTGAAATCAATGCTGCCAAAGATGCTAAGTTTGCTGAATATGAAGATGTTCTTGGTGATAATGCAGAGTTTGAGGCAATTAAGGAGAAGCGCGAAGAGCTGTCTGTCGATGAGATTGAAAAAGAATGCGCTGTTCTATATGTTAAGGCCACCCGTGCGGCAAAGACTAATTTTAGCAAGAATTCAAATGCTGCCGTTATCGGTGTTATGAATGACGGCGATGATGACGTAATTGATGGCTATGTTTCTACTAAATATGGTTATATTAAGAAGCGTTATTAATTAATCTGAGATTATAATTTTCTAACAAATTTCTGTACTTATATGTGTATAAATTTGTTTTTATTTTTATTTAAGGAGGAAACAGTATGAGCACTGTATTCGAGTCTACAAATATGGCCTCTACTAGCGGCGCTGCTCGTATCTTTGATTGCGTTGCTACTGAGGTTATTGAAAACGGTATGGTCGGTGGTCTTGGTGACCTAGCCGATGATGAAACCCATATTTATAAGTTTGTTAAGGGAACACCAGAAAAGAATAATTATGTAATTGTTGACCAGCCTGCATGGGACCCTGATGAGTCTCGTATGACTAATCAGCGTCGTGATAAGTTTGTAATTCCCGCTGGCACCCCATTCCGTGTTCGTCAGCTCATGATTAATGATGAGTTTGGTATCACTAAAGATGGTTTTACCACTGCTACTCAGTCAAATGCGGCTCCCGGTAAGTTTGCCAGTATTGATGCCGCTACTGGCAAATTCAAAGTTGAGGATTCTGAGCCGGGGTCTGGTAGCTATTGCAAGATTATGCGTAAACGTATGCTTGGTGGCACACTTGTTACAACTGCACATACTTATGGTACAAGCGCTGAGCTTTTCGAGCTTCGCGTTATTCGATAATTGAAAGGTAAGGAGGAAATAATTATGCCTAACACTAATTTTAGCACTGAAGAGGCACAGGTTTTCAGCCTTGCCCTAGACCTTGCTCGTAATGAGTATTCCCTAGCCGATGGTGTTTCTAAGCGCGACCTTGAAGACCATCTGCGTAAGACTATTAATAATGATATTCTTGGTGGCCTAACCCTTTATCAGGCTATGCGTCGTAATAAGATTGCAATTTTCGAGATTATCGAGGAAATCGTCACTACCGCCATCGGCGAGAACATCATGAATTCCCCATTCGTTCAGGAGTTCGTTGAGTTCAAGAACCGTGCTCTTGGTGACAATACTGCGTTTTATTCTGAGGGCGGTCTGCTTACCGTAGCATCTTTTGCTGGTAACCATTGGGATACCAACCGTCAGCTCATCGACCTCGGTGAGGAATTCACTCTTCCTTCTGAGTGGATTTTCATCCGTGTATATGAAGACCTTGAGCGCTTCCTACTTGGTATCATTACTCTTGATAAGATGATGGACAAGATTAACAAGTCTATCAATAAGTATATGCAAGACCGCATCTACTCTCAATTCCAGAGCGTTTCAAATTCTGTTCCTTCTGATTTTACCGCTACCGGTAATGACGAGGACGCTCTTGGTAAGCTAGTTGACCTAGTTCAGGCTGCTGGTGGTTACGGCTCTATCACTCTTGCTGGTACCAAGGCTGCTCTTCGCAAGCTTGCCGCTGTTGTTCCTGAGAATCAGTTCGCTCAGTCTCAGAAGGAATCCAAGGCTGCTACCGGTTCTATTGGTGAATGGGACGGTAACCGTCTAATGGTTATTCCTCAAACTCTAAAAAGCGGCACTTTCGAGCTTGCTCTTTCTGATAAGGATATTTTTGTTCTTGGTACCGATGTCAAGCCTATTAAGCTTGAATATATTGGTGATACTCGTACCTTTGAGTCTCTTGATGGTAAGGGTCACAATGACATGTCTGTTGACATGCAGCTTCAGACCAAGATGGGCATGGGTATGATTCTACCTCCCTACTTCGGGAAGTTTACATTCCAGTCTTAATTGTTATATATATGCTAAGTTATAGAAAGGTGGTTTAGCTTATGCCAACTGCTACTGGTGCTAAAGCAACCGCATCACGTTCTACGAAGGCTAAGGCTAAGTCTACCGTTAAGGCAACCGAGAATGTGGCGGTAGTAGATGATTCTGTTACCGCCACGTCTGCTGCCGATACGGATAAAGCTAAGAATGTGAATGCGGCGAAACTACTTGATACAGATGAAATTGAGGTTATTTCTCTTATCCCGAATGTAAGTTATTATGACAAGGCAACCGGTGACCGATATGAATGGGAAAACACCGGCGATGTGGAGTATATGACTGTCGATGCTATTCAGCGTATGCGTCGTAATGCTCGTGGTTATTTTGAAGACATGTGCCTCAAACCGAACGATGAGCGCGTTATTGACAAATTCAGTATGAAGAGATATTACGAGAAGCATGATTATCTGATGGATGTTTCTAATTATACAAGGGATAATATCACTGATGTTCTTGATGAGTTCTCTGCTCTTCGTTCCAATAGTCTGAAGTCTTCTATCGTAAATAAGATTAAGGACATGGTTTCAAATGGCGAGCTTTCCGATGTCATGGTAATTCGTACAATCGAGAAACGTCTGGATATTGACCTCACTTCTTTGCTCTAATATTATAATTGAAAATGGGTGAGTAATCATGGGTACGTCTTTTGATAGAATCTATGACAACGTTCTCCCCAAATTTAGAAGCTGGGAGATTCCTCTGATGTCAGAGGATGAAGTAAAGGAGTGCCTGCATGATTATCTCGTTCCTGCTATTACGAGGTTCCATGTTTGCAGAAAAGATTTGAGCGACCGTAATGATGAAACCGGGGAGTTCAATGTAGAGCTTTCTGATGTGGAAATCGAGATTCTTGGTAATTTTCTTTTAATTGAATATCTTGATTCAACTTACATCAGAACCCCTACCCTTCTCAAGTCATCATTAAGCTCAACAGATTTTAACTCCTTTAGTTCAGCCAATATGCTAGATAAGCTGATGGCTATGCATAAAACATATCTGTCTGAAAATGAGTCGCTGCTATCTCGTTATGCTTGGTTAAGTTACAAAGATAGTGGAATTTCGTTTAGCGATGGATATGACAAAAAAGATAATGATAGATTCGATGTGAATAAAGTTTAAATAAATTTATAAAAATATTTGTAAGATGCTTAAGGCAGGTGATGTGTTTTATGGATAAAAAGTATGAAGTCGATGATGATAATGTAGTCAATCGTCTTGATTCTTGGCTTTCACCTGTCATTAATTTAGCAATGACTTATAAGGGGCAAATAGAAAGCCTAGAAGATTTGCCGAAATCCGATAATAAATTAGGCGATGCATATTATGTGATTTCAGAAGGTCAACAATATGCATATAATGGCGTGGCTTGGGAGGTCATTGATGACACCCATGGTAATGGCGGTTCAGCATCAATTGTTAAATGGAATGATATTGTCGGTAAGCCGGATGTTTTTTATGTGCATCCGTCAAGCCCTATTGGCGCACAAACAACTGGATTTTATAAAATCGAGACAAATGCAGAAGGACACATTATAAACGTTGTTCCCGTAACAAAACAAGATGTTACATTGCTTGGAATTCCAGAACAAGATACGACATATTCAAACGCGACAGCCAATAATGCCGGTTTGATGTCTGCGGAAGATAAAGCTAAACTTGACAATCTTGATTCTACTATTTCTGCAACGATTGCCGCAGAGGCTTCTGCGCGTGAAAAGCAAGATGATATTTTGCAGGATGAGATTGACGGCAAGATTGCTGCCGCCAATATTAAGGCTGGTACGAATGTTCAGGTCAATCAGAGTGGTAATGATGTGGTAATTTCTGCGACCGATACCGACACTAAATATACTGCGAAGCCACAGGGAGGGCTTGAACTAGAGGGAGCTGAATTCGGTATTATTGATGGCGGGGTAACCGCTGATAAAATTGCAGAAGGTGTAATTCCTGATGTTTCAAATTTTGTTACAAAAGCTGTCGCAGATGTAACTTATGCGGATGCTACTCATAATCATGATGACAGATATTACACTGAGACAGAAGTTGATTCTAAATTTGAAGCCAAGGCTGATTTAAGTCATACTCATGAGGCCAGCGACATAACAGGCGGAACGTTTTCTTTGGATAGGATTCCGTCAATTCCAGATTCGAAGATTACAGGTTTGTCTGCTGACAAACTTACCGGCACTATTCCATCTGAAAATTTACCTAGCTATGTCGATGATGTTGTTGAGGTGGAAAATTATGATGCGCTGCCTGAAACCGGTGAAGCTGGGAAAATTTATGTTGACCTTCAAACAAATAAGACGTACCGATGGAGTGGAAGCACATATGTAGAGATTAGCGCTTCTCTTGCCCTTGGTGAGACTTCTTCTACTGCATTCCGTGGTGATTATGGCAAAGCTGCTTACGACCATGCTCAGGCAAAAGGTTCTGAATTTGCAAGTGGTTTATATAAGATTACCACTAATGCTGAGGGTCATGTGACCGGTGCTGTCGCTGTTACCAAGGAAGATATCGCGTCTCTTGGTATTCCAGAGAAAGATACAACATATGCTGATGCCACTGCATCTAAATCAGGTCTTATGTCTGCTACCGATAAAGTAAAGCTTGACAGTGTTGATAGTGCAATTTCAAGTGCTGTTTCTTCTGAAGCTTCTCTTCGTGAAGCCGCCGATGAAGAACTTCAGGCAAGCATTGATAGCAAGGCCGATTCCACGCATACTCATGCCAATGCAACAACTGATACCTCTGGTTTTATGAGCGCATCTGACAAGACTAAATTAGATGGTGTTGCCAATAACGCTAACAATTATACGCATCCTACAAGTGATGCTGGTGCTCTCGAAAGCAATATCTATAAGATTACCACAGATGCCAATGGACATGTTGTTGCAGCAACCGCTATCAGCAAAGAGGACATTACAGCTCTTGGAATTCCCGGTGCAGATACGGATACGACATACGAGGTTGCCACAACTTCTACCGATGGTCTTATGTCTTCTGCTGATAAGACAAAACTGGATGGTATGGTAGAGCTTACAGAAGAAGAAATCAACGAGATATTCAATCCTACCGAATAAAAGATAGAGCTATGAGAGGTGGTGCATCATATTGAAAAGTCTTGATAGATTTAAACGCAAGATGAATGTTTGCGGTAATTCATTACGAGATGAACATATATACAATAGCCGAAAAATGCTAGAAGAGGTTTTCTATGATGACGCTTCATCGGCTCTTGGCATTTATATGTGGGAACAGGGTAAGGAATCTTATGAAGAAGATACACCGATACCCATTAGATTGTTTAAACGTGAATTTTCTGCGGCTAACGGTGTCCGCATCAAATTTCAAACCCTTATTGATTCCCCTATCATTGTTGGTGACATCCTATATGATTCAAAGGTAGATGAGTATTTGATTTGCACCGAATCATTCAATATAGATGATGTTCATTGGCAAGGAAGATTGACATTGTGCAATTGGATTTTGAAGTGGCAAAAGCCAGATGGTACCATTCTGGAATATCCGTGCCACGACATGAATACAACGCAGTACAACTCTGGTGAGCAATCGAACCGACAGTTTACTATTGGTTCCTCTCAGCATATGCTTACGTTGCCATGTGATGAGAATACCGTGGTGCTGAGAAGTCCGCAAAGGTTCTTCTTGGATAAAGACCCGGTTAAGCCAACTACCTTCATCGTTACGCAAAATGACACGACGAGCTATAATTATGGTAAAAAAGGACTCGTCAAGGTTACTGTAACTGAATGTGCTATAGATTACGATGAAGATAGAATTGATTTGGGAATATGCGATTATAAAGACGAAGATGATTTAAATATAGATACGGGTGAAGGTGATTTGGTTTCCAAGTCCGTCATCGAGCATACTACGACCACCATTAAATCCGGTGGCAGTCCTCAAACATTTACAGCGAAGTTTTATGATGAGAATGGCAGTGAGGTTGCAAGCGTCGTTCCCAAATGGAGTTTTATCTGTCCATTTGTTCAATTCCTTGATATCGAATATGGCGATAGCACTATTACAATCAGCATAGACAATGATGATTTTATCGATGAAGATTTTAAGTTGATTTTATCTGACGATAGAAATCAATATGTATCTTCGTTGATAATCAGTATCAAGTCACTGCTGTAAAGCAGTGTAGGGTCGCTGCTATAGGAGTTGATAATATGGCTAACAGTTCGATTATTGGAAAATCTAAAAACAAGATAATCAAGGAATTCATCAAAGACCAAGGTATCGTAGATGCTATTGGTTGCGATAAGGGCGATACCGGAGAAAAACTTGTAAATACGCATATTTTCAATTATAACCAAAATCCAAATACAATGAATGATGTACAAACATTTATTACGGTTCAAGTTCATATTCCGCAATCATATGGATATGGGACAAATGGCATTACCGTTTCCCCCACTATCGAGATATGGATTATCTCTCATGAAAAGCATATGAATGTTGATAATGTACCTAAGGTAACCGAAAACCGAAATGATTATCTGGCGAGGCTTATTGATGAAAAGTTAAATGGCAGAAATGATTTCGGTATCGGAAAGCTTATGCTTGTAAGCAATGTAGAGGGTTCTTTTCAAAAGGATTATCTGTATAGAACGCTTACGTTCAAAGGAACCGATGTCAACAATTCATTATGCAATGTAGAATAATCAATATAGTTGGTGTGAATGATGTTTGAATATGAATTTGATGAGCTTAAGATATACAGGGGCATGGATATACAGATTACCCCTAAAATTACCATTATGCAGCCGACAATTGGTCAGATAGCGGATTTTGGAGAGCGACGGTATTTCAGCGCCGTTCATACGCTATGCGCTGTCGGAGCCGATTTAAAATGGCAGCTTAATGATTATATGGGTATAGACTATACTCAAATCGAAGATTACGATTTGTTTGTAAAGTTTATATCTCAAATCGTTTCTAGCAGAAAGAAGATATACAAAGAGCTTACCGAGAATCCCGATAAATATGAAGAAGAATTAAAATCTATTTCACAAGATATGTTGGATGATATGCTTATTAATCCTTTGGGGTTGATATTGAATATTGATTTGGGTGATTTTGTCCCATGTACGGATAAAACAAATGACCAGATTGTTCTTTATAATATCGAGCATGATATCACGATAGATAGAGTTATATATACACGTATGGTTGATGCTGTGAGAAAAATTCATGGAATGAAAAGAAACAATGAGATTCCCGGTAATGAAAGAACGAGGCTCGACCTTATAGAAGATGCTAGAGATGAAGCGTTGATGGCTTCTAAGAAACCATATCGCAGTATTCTTAAACCTCTTGTTTCCGCATTGACCGTTAAATGTGGATTATGTGGAGACGATAGAATATGGAATATGCCTGTCAGTATGTTTTTAGATAACATCAAGCGGGCTAATAAGATACAGGATTCCACTTTACTGTTACAAGGTGCTTATTCTGGTTTTGCCAGTCTTAAAGAAGTTGATAGAGAACGTCTTGATTGGACTGGCGATATTTAAATTTTATTATTTGTTCAATAGTTACTTTGTGTAGTAATTATGGAAGAAAGAAAATATTGTGTGTATAAGCACACAAACAAATTCAATGGTAAAATTTACATTGGTCTTACTGGCATGAAACCAGAAGAACGCTGGGGAAATGGACTTAGATATGGCAAGCATTTATTCGATGAAATTAAACGTAAAATTAGCGAAGCGCATCGTAGATTGAGGAATTGACGTATATATTGTAAAGAGTTAGATTCTATATTTGAAAGTCTTGATGAAGCAGCTGATGCAACGGGATGCTATAAATCTGGGATTGTGATGTGTTGTCGTAAAAAATATCAACAATGTAAAGGATATCATTTTGAATATGCTGATTAAAGCTTTAATAAATATTTTAGAAATCTAGATTTTAGGAGGTTTTATTATGGCCTTTAATAAAAACGAGTTAATGTTCTAAGATTAGCTCCCTTATGCAGTAATGTATATTGAATAATGCCGTGAACCAATAAATATTGGGTGTGCATCAAACGTTTAGTATATGTAGGAAATGACATATAATTGATGTGCTAACCGGGGAAACCTAAGTGATTTAAAAATTATATGGTTATCCGGTGCCAAGCTTTTATCTTATATGATAATTGAAGGTCAAACGACTATTCCTTTGGCTGTGAAATTCAGCAACAGAAGTAGGGGCAAGGCGAAATTCCTTGCTGGGTGAGAATCCCTTAAATCGAAGCGCGGCACAACCCATTTGGTTGATGATATAGTCTGAACATATAACGAAAGTATATGACTAACATTTTGTAATCTTAGACCGTGTACGTTCACTAACTGCTCATGACCTTTCTACTAACGAGATGCTTTTCCGTCTTACTCAGCTCGAAGAGCCTTCTCTTAACTGCACCGCCGAAGGCGAGCAGGTTACCGACGCGGTAGGTGCTGTAATCACGACTATGTATCGTGCTAAGCAGGCTGAATTCACTGCTACTAACTCCCTACTCTCTCTTGACCTTGCTGCCGCTCAGTATGGTACCAAGAAGGTTGTCGGCGAAACTAGCGCCGAGATTCTTGACTACACTTACGAGATTCTAACTATTACCACTGCCGATACTGCCGGTGTTGACCTAGCTCATACTCCTGCTAACCCAACTGAAATCAAGTTTGCTTATGAGGTTGTAGACGGTGGTCTTGGTAAGTCTTTCGCTGCCGGTGCGGCTCCTTCTGCTACTGAGTTCCAGATTAATGCGGGCAAGCTTATTCCTCCTACTGGTTTTGAGGGCAAGCTGTTCGTTGAGTACACTTTTGAGAACGAGAATGCTGCTATGGTTCGCAACTCCGCTTCTAACTTCCCTGAAGCTTGCAGTGTAATCGTCTATGCTTACTTCCGCGATGTATGCAACGAGAATATCATTTACTCTGGTAAGATTATCATTCCTAAAGCCAAGCTTAACCCTGAGTCAATCGAGCTTGCTCTGACTTCTACCGGTAAGCACCCCTTCACCTTCACCATCCAAAAAGATTATTGCAGTGAGGAAGGTGCCGATACTCTGTTTGATATCATTGTCTCTGCTGAGTAACATTATTTGATGAATATTTATGCAGGGGATTGTTATGCAGTCCCCTGCTTTTATTTTACTTATTCTTGCATAATTTTTTGCATAGTTGCAACAATGATGAAATAATGCAAAAAGTTACGCAAGAATAAGTAAAGTTACAATAGATATGGAGGTGTAAATATGGCTTTGAAACCAAATGCAACTTGTGCAATTTGTGGGAAAGAATATGTAATGTGCTATTCATGCAAACATGATAGAGCCGCAGCTCCTTGGAAGATGCATTGTGATACAGCAGAGCATTATAAGGTGTATCAAATCATTAACGGATATACATGCGGTGTTTATACTGATAAAGAGGCTGCTAAAAAATTTAAGAATGTAAATCTCGATGATGTTGATGAATTTCGTCCTCATATTAGAGATATCGTGAAGAAGCTTATGGATATTGATTCCGAACCCGTAGAAAATGATAAGCCTGTTCGAACTGCAAAGCGTACTCATCATAAGAAGACGGAAGATGAACAAGTGAATCATGAAGAACAATCTGAGCAAGTTGAATAAGTATGAAGTAGTTTAGTGTGAATTTTGTAAGGAGGGATACTGACACTTCATTATTGTGTTTAGTATCTCTCCTTTTTTTTACTGAAAGGTGTAAGAGTATGAAAGAGTACAGTGACATCACACAGAGATGGTATGAGCCTGATGAATGTGTGTTCTATAAGAACGGTTATCAAGCGGCATTTATGCTATCTCACCCAGATGTAGTATTATATGATATTTTTGAAAGCGACGGGAAACTCGTATTTGTGTTTTCTAGAAATGCGCATAGAAAATATATTAACATTTGGCGTACAAGAGAACATGATTATGGTGGTTATAGATGAGTGTAAACAAAGGTAAAGTTTTTGAACAACAGTTTAAAGCTTGTGTACCTGATTATTGCTTGTTAATACGTATTAATGACCCACCCCAGTCATTCCAAAAAACAGCAAGGTTCTCGATTCCTAATCCATGTGATTATCTTATGTTCGATACAAAACGTAAATTATATTTGCCTATTGAACTTAAAAGCACGAAATTACGTAGTATGCCATACTCTATGATACGGGAGCATCAGATTGAAAGCTTGACGAAGTTCTCTCAATATAAAGGTGTTGTACCGGGTTTTCTACTAAATTATCGTGATGATGATACGCATTTTGAAAGATGTTATTTTGTACGTATAGATGAGTTCAATACGATGGCGAAAAATACGAACAAGAAAAGTTTCAATGAAATAGATATATTGCAAACAGCTGATGCCATTAAAATAGATGGTGTGAAGGCTAGAACACGTTGGACGTGGGATATTGACGGGTTGTTAGAAAAGATTGATAATAGGTATAATAATTAAGGTTATATATTTAATAAATATAACAATATATACACAAAGAACACAACAATAAATATAAAGGAGTATGAATATGATTACTATTACTGATACTGCAACGTATATTGACAATGGTGAGACTGTTGAATTTAACTATTATCTTGATGTCCCTATGAGTCGAAAACTTGCATTTATTGACTCCGTTGTCGATACTGTTGTTGGTGATAACTATTACTATCCTATGTTAAAAGATATGATTTTTGATTTCAGACTTGTTCAACTTTTTAGCGACATTGATACGGGTGTTGTTAATTATGGCGATGCCGAGGAAGATGTTATCGACCAAATTGCAGACTTTATTGAACGCACAAACGCCGCAGATGTTCTGAAGGTCAGCATTAACTTTGATGTGATTCAGATGTTGCATGATACAGTTGACAAGATGATTGAATATCGTACAGGTATTCATCCCTCCCCTATTGCCGATGGTATTGCAAATCTTCTTGATACTGTTGAGAAGAAATTTGCCAATATTGATGTTGATGCTATGACCGGTATGGCAAAGGTGTTCGGTAAGCTACAGGGTGATATCACGCCAGATAAGATGCTTGAAGCTTATGCTAAATCTGATATCTTCAAGAAACAGCATGATGAGGTTGTAGCAAATCAGAAGAAACGCGACGCGGCAATGGAGAAGGTTCGTGAGAATGTTAAGAAGAACAACGACTTTGCCGTAGTTGATGGTGGAACCAAGAAGGCTTCTAAGACTAGTAAGAAAGATACCGCTAATAAAAACGATAACAGTGTGGAGTAATAATTATGGCTACTGTTCAACAGATAAAACGTGATTTGGCTAAAAAAGTTGTTAAAGCTATGGAGGCTGTTAAGATTCAAGTTCGAGATATTATTTATGCAGCGTGCATGGATTACTATGGTGAATATAATCCTAAAATGTATCAGAGAACATTTCAAATTGCTGAAGCTATTTATAATATGGCAAATGTAGCAATTAAGGCTCGCATGGTTGGTGCTGGATTTGAAGTTTATATTGATGCAAGTATGTTCAATCATCTCAAGGATGAATGGAGTGAAGAACAGATTCTTGCAGGTGTCATGCTTGGTGGCGGAGATAGTCACGGTGGTGCTATGCCCGGTGGAACTGCTGTTTGGACTGAGAGTATTGGGCAAATTGATGCTCAAATTATGAACATTGTTAAGCAAGAATTAATAGCTGCTGGCATTCCTATTCGTTAGGGATGTTTTATTTTTTTAAATAAAATTATAGCACCTTATATGGTGCTTAATAAACAACACTATTGTGTTGATATAGCACTTTAAGGTGGTGATTATAATTGGCTGATTATAGAATTTCAGTAGATACTAATATTGATACTGGCAAGCTTGATGCTTTTGAAAAAAGAATCAAGGCTCTTGATAGTAAAAAGCTTGATATAAAAATCAATGTTGATGCTTCTGATATCAGCAAACAAGTAACCAGTCAAATTAATAAAGCGCTTGGTACTGGTTCTAGTAAGAAAATGGCTGCTAAAATAGGTATCGATATTGATAGCAATGAAATTGTCAAAAAGGCAAATGATGCTTTTACAGAAATTAAAAATCAGACAGGAAAAATTAGTACGGATATTTTTTCTGGTGAAGCTTATAGAGATAATGTTCGTGAAATTGATAAAACTGTAAAAGAAATTAATAGACTTTCCGTTAATCCCGATGTCAATGCGGAGCAATTAAAAGAACTTAATGAATATCTTGACGTTCTTATCGCTAAAAAGAAAAGAGCCGATGATATCGAAATTGATATTTTTGATGGTTTAGATACAACGAAGGCCAGAGAATTTGCTGTAGAGCTTGAAAGAGTTGACCATCAGCTTTCCATGATTCAGCAAAAAAATATTGATGCTGGCGTTGCTAAGTCATTAAGTCAACAAGCAAAAGAGGCCAGAGAGATATATGGCCAAATTAGCAACCTTAATAACGAGTTGGCGCGTAGTCAAAAGAATCTTATTGGGTTAGATAAAAATTCTTTGCAATACGATGAGGAATTAAAAAATGTTCGGCAACTAGAATCTGAAATCGATGGACTCAAAACAAAACTTAGCGGGTTTGATTCTAGTATTACTGGAAAAATGTTTGACGAACTTGATGCAAGTGCTCAAAAATTGGCAAGAAATTTAAATACTTTAGAAGCTAAAAATATTGACCTTGGTATTGCAGAGGAAATCAAACAAGAAGAAGCTAAAACTAAGGCTGCTCTTGATGATTTGGCAAATACGTATAAACGTATAATGAATTTGTCGAAGCAGCAAGCCAGTCTCGATATTGATTCTAGCGAATATAAAGTTCTTGAATTTGAAATGGATAGACTTGCCCAAAAGGCTGTTGAGCTACGAAGTAAAATTGATGGGCCTTTGCCTGATAGTTTCCTTGATAATTTTGCGGAAGACAGCGCTCGTACCAGAGCAGAGATTGATAGAACGACCGCTAAAATTGAAGATGCTAGTCGTAAGAGGGCTAATGCATTTTCTACTAAAATTAATAACGGAGCGCTTAATGCCGAATTTGAAAAGATTGATACTCGCATTGATAAACTAACGAATAAAACTCCTGAGCTTAATCGTGCATACGAGCAATTTACAAAATTAAGGTCTGAGCTTGGCAGGGTTTACTCGGAGTATCAGCAAACTGGAAATATCGATGCTTTGCTTAAATTTCAAAATAGATATAATGAAACACTAACAGCAACTAAAAATCAGTTAAAAACCGTTGAAGAACAACAAAAACGTGTAAACAGCGAAATTAAGAATCAGGCAAACTTAACCAAATTCGAATCTTCTAAGCAAACTCTCGATTTGCAGATTCAATCTTGGCTTAAGTCTAATTCTGCCGCTGCCGCTGATTTCGGTGACCAGCTTGAAAATATACGAACCAGAATTAGGGATTGCAATGATTCGGCTTCTTTAAATAATCTTAAATCTGAATTCCAACAGGTAAAGCTTGAAGCACAAATTGCCGATAAAGCCACTATGACTTTTGGTGACAGATTAAAGAATCAGTTGAGAGAATACGCATCCTATGTTGGTATCGCTGGTGTATTCATGGCTGGTTCTCAAGCTGTTCGTATGATGGCTCAAAATGTTCTCGAAGTAGATACCGCAATGACAGGTCTATATCGAGTTACAGATATGACTACTGCTCAGTATGATAAGCTATATTCTGATATGATTGCTTCTTCTAAAGAATATGGCACTACTCTGACTGATACAATCAATGCTACGTCAGACTGGGTTCGTGCTGGTTATGATGCAGATACAGCATTGCAGCTCGCAGATATCACTGCTATGTATCAGCACATTTCAGACCTTGATTATGATGAAGCGTCTGAAAACTTATTGACTGCTTATAATGGTTTCAAAGATTCTTTTAATGAAGAATTTGGCGGAGATGTTGTTGCATCTGTTAATCATATTGCAGATGCGTTCAATGATTTGGATAATAAATATTCAATTACTTCTGCCGGTCTTGGCGAGGGATTGGCACGTTCTGCATCAGCGCTAGAATTAGCTGGAAATACATTTGAAGAAGCAGCAGCTTAGAAAACTAGGTTGTACATATAGAAATATATGTTTAGTACGCATCTAATTGCTGGGAGTTCCTTAGAGCCTTACACCACAATATAGAGGAAACTACTATATGATGGTTTGAAAACGTAAGGATTGGATAATCAGCAGCTAAGTACCCTAACATAAATTATGTAGAAAAGATGATGATTTGTATGAGGGTAAAAGTTCAACGACCAGAGTGGTATACTCGTAGGACTACAAGCTTATGGTGGTTCGAAATGGTGCGCCCCGAACAGATTGTACTTTTACAATTGTATAATGCTGAGGGTGAAGATATGGTCTATTCAATATGGAAACATATTGATGTATTAATTGTGTGGTGATATTTTATGAAAAAATTTGATAAGGAATATTCTACGCAATATACTTCTGAAAATGTACATAAATAATTTCACAAAATATATGGATATGTCGATAATACTAAAGAACAATGGAATGAATTTGTTTTAAATTATAAATACACAATTAATGCATGTGAAGTTTTGCGAACTTCATAAATATAAAAGATGATTGGTGCCGCTGGTGAGGTTACTCAAGACCCCACTCGTGCAGGCACGGCTATGCGCACTCTGTCGCTCCGTATTCGAGGGATGAAAGGTGAACTCGAAGCGCTTGGAGAAGATACGGAAGGTATTGAAAATATTTCCAAGATGCAGGGTCAGATTCTTAATATGACCGGTGGTCGTGTAAATATTTTTGATGACGCTGGTAATTTTAAGAGCACTTATGAAATCATGGACGGCATTGCCGATGTTTACGATAGATTGTCAGACCCGAACAAGGCAAGCCTACTAGAAACTATTGCCGGTAAATGTTCTTGCCGGTATGTACAGAAATGTGCATAATAGAACATATTTAATTGCTGGGAGTTCCTTAGAGCCTTACACCACAATATAGGAGAAATCACTATATGAAGGTTTGAAAACGTAAGGATTGGATAATCAGCAGCCAAACATCCTAATGTATTGTGAAAATTTTATGAAAATTTACTTTATCAGTTTAATTTTATTGATTTTGGATATAATTAATAAGATTATATGTTAGTCACAATCAAGGATGGAGGTTCACAGACCATTCCCTTGTCGGGCCTTAGAATAAGAATAAAGGTAAAATCCTGAATATATAAGGCAATAGAAGTACGGCGCAATCGCAAAGGCGTGGGTGAGAATCCCTTAAATGGAAATGGTATGCCCCTAACAGATTATGCTGAGGGTGAAGATATGGTCGATGCTCATGTGAAAGCATGAGGTGTTGTTTATATAAAGGAAGTATTAATGGCAAAGAGATTTACTAAAGAAGAACTTGATTCTATTATTGTAGATTATAAAAATGGTATGACTCCAAAAAAATTAGGAGATAAGTATAACCGTAATCCAAGTTCTATTATTCATAAATTAAATGATATTGGTATATATCAAAAAACAAAATATTATTATACTGATGATGATATTTTGTTTTTAAAAGAGCATTATCCCATTGGTGATTTTGATTCTATTTTCAATAGATTTCCACATTTAACAAAACAAGGTGTTTTTTGTATATGTCATTTGTATGGTATTTCTGCGGATTATTATAATGATAAGAAATGGACAAAAGAAGACTTAGATATCATTAAACAGTATTATTATACGAATACTCTTGATGAAATCAGAGAAATGATTGGAAATCGACATACCAATGATGCTATTCAAACAAAAGCTTTTAGGCAATTTGGGTATTCGAAAAATAAAAGTTGGACTCAAGATGAAGATGATATTTTGCGTAAATATTATTCTATCGAAGAAGTAGATGATGTTGCAAAAAAATTACCAAATAGAACGCGCAATGCAATTATTGCTCACGCTAAAGTTCTTGGATTACTTGGGTTGCGTTCTACACAAACTTGGTGGTCTGATGAGCAGGTTGAATATCTTATGAATAATTGGGAATCTCAAACAGACGAAGCCGTTGCTGATGCTATTGGAAAAGATATAAAATCTATTAAAAATAAACGTTTATGCCTTGGGTTATGTAGAGTAAAACATTTTAATGAAGCTTCTTATATAAATATTAAAAAATTTCTACGAGGACATTTATCCGATTGGAAATCGCGTTCAATGGAGAATTGCAATTATCAGTGTGTATTAACAGGTAGTAAAGATTTTAGAATACATCATTTATACAGTTTTGGTTCTATTGTTAATGATATATTTGAAGAAAATGATTTCGATATAAAAAATAGCTTATCTGATTATACTCCTGAAGAATTGCAAAATATTATTGATGCATGTATTAAGAAACACGACGAATATCCTCTTGGGGTTTGTGTGCGTGCCGATATACATGAAGCATTTCATAAAAAGTACGGAAAAATTGTAATACCAGAAATGTGGTATGAATTTATTCAAGATTTCGATATAGAAAATTATTAATACTTCTTTGTACCTTAAAAATTGAATATTTAATAAACAACACTATGAAGGTTGCGACTTCATAAAAAATACACAAAAGAACCACGCGAACACAGTTGCCGCCTTGATTCAGAATTGGGACACAGCTCGTAAGATGGTAGAAACGGCTGAGAACGCAGAGGGTTCTGCTGCTGCTGAGAATGAGAAATATCTTGATTCTTTGCAGGGTCGTTTAGATGTTATGACATCATCTCTTCAGGCGTTTTCAACTACTGTTTTAGACACCAGCTTCCTTAAAGGTATTGTAAGCGGGGCAACCGAAGCTATCGATATTTTCTCTTCTTTAATTGATACTGTCGGTGTCTTCCCTACCCTTCTTGGAGCTACCGGTGCCGGATTCTCTATATTCGGTAAAGGTGCGTTTACTGTTGATACGGCAAACCAAAAGCTACAATTATTTGGACAGAATCTTGGCGACATTAAAAGTCTTTTGACTTCTTTATCGTTCGGAGATTTTGATAGCTTTGGCGCTCAATTTAATAATTTATTCGGCAGCACAAAGAGTCCATTTGAAGGTCTTAAGCAACAACTTGAAATTGATGCAAATGCTTTTGATGAATATCATAAAAGAATTAAGAGTGGATTATCTGGCGAACAACTAACATCGGCATTGGCTGGTGCTAGTGATGAATTACGCAACTATGTGCAAAATGTTGAATTTGCGTCACAGAGCTTTGATGATTTTTCTAATAGACAAAAGCAAACTGCCGTTGCCGTTCAAGCTCAAAATAGAAGTTTCAAATCTTCTTCCGCTATTATTCAAGAATATAATAATGGATGTAGAACTGTCGGGATGTCTCAGGCAGAATTCGCGCAAGCGGTAAGCTCTACCAACCCTGTTATGGGTTCGTATCTATCTAGTCTTAATGGTGCTCGTGGTACTATGACAGGATATGCGGCATCTCTTGTTGGAGCCACCGCTAAAACAGTTGGATTAACTGTTGCCAGTACGGCATTAAACGCTGTATTAACGATGGGCATCGGCATTGCTATCGGTGCGGTTATTTCCGGTATCTCAAGTTTAATCAATTATTATGATGACCTTGCTGATTCTGTAGATGCTTCATCTAGTGCATTTGAAACAGCAAATAGTACGTTGATGGATAATAAGTCAACATTTGATTCTGCTGTTCAATCCTATGACAAGCTTCGTAACGGTATAAACAAGATTACCGGTGAAAATGTATCCTTAAGTACGGAAGATTACGAAGCATATCAAGATGCCGTGAGCACTATTGCTGATTCTGTTCCTTCTATGGTGGCAGGATTTGATGCTCAAGGTAATGCAATTCTTAATCAAACTGCTAATGTTGAATCTCTTACCAAGGCATATAATGAACTTATCGTTGCTGAATCAAAAGCTTTTGTTGAAGGCAATGAAGAAAAGGGTTATGTCGGTAAAGACAAAATCATGGAAGATTATATTCATGATTTAAGAGAAATGCAAACTTCTGACATAGAGTCGTATCAACGTTTACAGGAAATGCTGGAAACAAATGACTTAGATTCCTATCTTGCCGATTTGCCAAAGAGTGACTTATGGAATATCAGAGATAGATTATCTGAAATGGGAATGAAGGAATCTAGTTTATCTGATGCTGATAATATTGCTAAATTTATCAGAGAAAATACGGCAGAAGTTCGCAATGCCGTCAATGAACAGATGACAGAATATGAAAATGCCGCTAGTTCAATGAAACAACTTGCATCTTCTATGCTTAATGAACTTATGTATAGCAATGAAGATATTATGGGTATGGATGAATCGATTCAAAATCTGATAACCCAATATATTGGTGGTCTTGATGGAGCATTCTTTGAAGGCCTTGTCAATGAGAATAATGGCAACAAACAAAAAGCTGTTGCAGCTCTCGAAGAACATGTTGGCAATATCGTTGGCAGTTTCAAGGGTTTGACAGATGAACAGCAGCAAACGATTTCAGAGGCATTTGATATGCAGTTTGATTTCGCATCCGGCGATGCTACAATGGCTGAGTTTGCTGATAAGGCTGCTGAAGTTGATAAAATCCTTCAAGATATAGGACTTGATGAAGATGCTCGTAAAGAGATGATGTTGTCTCTTGGTTTTGAATATGATGATGACGGTCAGCTTGAGAAATGGACTTCTGATTATGAAACAGCACTGAATCGTTTAGGTGGCGAAGATGCTGGCAAAGAAGTCCAAGATTGGCTTTCGAATCTAAGTGGTAGCGAGCTTGAAATTGTTATGGGGATGGAGCTTGAAGGCGATGAAACTGCCGATGAGCTTCAACATCTTCTTGATTTGGCAAAGGCGTTACAAGGTATTGGCAGAATCGATATTGCTGTTGAAAGTGAAAATGTTGAAAAGCTTAATACTGCTTTGAGCGAGTCTGCATCTGCTACAGGATTGACAACTGAGTCGATGGATACTCTTAATAACATGTATGCTGATATTGATGGATTTGACCCCGCAAAACTATTCGAGCGTACAGCAAACGGTATTCATCTCAATGCGAATGCATTACGAGAATATCAATCTGCATATGAGCAAGCGAATATGGAATCTATCGAAGGTGATTTGCAGGCTCTTCGTGACGAATATGATAGACTTACCGAGTCTATGACTAATGCTTCTTCCCCTGCTGAAACAGCAATGTTAGAGGCTCAGCGTCAAAGTATTGTAGATGAAATTTCAAATGTTGCAGATTTGGCAGCACAATATGATGGATTGACATCTTCTTATAATAAATGGTTGCAAGCAAAAGATGGCGCTGAACAAGGTGATATGTACGATGCTATGTATGGTGGCATCGAAAGTACAGAAGAGCTTTATAATCAAGGTCTTGTTGGTACAAATGAATTCCGTGAATATGTTCAGATGATGACAGATGAAGACCTTTCTAATGCGACAACCGAAACAATCATGGGCGTATACGAAAAAGGTATGCCTTTGATGAAGCGATACTTTACAGAAAGCGCGGAAGGTGTTCAGAACTTCCTCAATGATGTTCAGAATCTAAATTCTGAATGGGCGCATATGAATGAGGATGGTTCGTGGGAGTTTAATTTTGGCGAAGGCAGCGACGAAGAGATTGCTAAAAAGCTTGGTATAAGCACAGAGCAAGTTCAAGCTATGATTCGTAAACTTAACGATTATGGCTTTGAAGTTGAGATAGATTCTGAGTTTACTGGAATTGAAGATTTAAAAACGCAAGCAGAACAAGCAGAAGATGTCATCAACGATTTGGCATTCCAAGATAAAATCGATTTTGATTATGATTTTAATTTTAATACAGAATCGATTGATTATCTTGATGAACAAATTACAGAAGCGCAAAAACTTCTTGACCAGTTCAGGAAAGACGATGGCACCATAGACCTTAGCGTTGAAGGCGCTGCCGAGGCGCAAGGCATCTTAGCAACATTGATGGCGCAAAAGGAATCTTTAACTCAACCTGATATTATGAAGGTTACAGTTGAAGACCCGTCAAGTGAAGTTGGTCGTGCTGTAGCGGCAATTCAAACTCTTTACTCTGCCACTACCGAAAGAGAGATTAACCTTGCTATTGGCGCTGATGCATCTGGTGCGGAACGAACCATTGGTGAAATTGCAGGACAGCTTGCTGCATTGCAACAAGAGAATCCTGAATTATATGCCCAATTAGGTCTTGATACTTCAGAATTCAACAGTGCGCTAGCTACGATTAATGGCAATGTTTCAGTAGGTGCCACTTTAGATGCAAATGCCATTAGTACGATTCAAACAAGCTTGCAAGGAATCGATGCGAATATCTTGGCAAAGGTTACAGGTATTGATACGTCGATGGTTGATGCATATACTGCAACAGAAACTACGAAGCCCGGTACTGTAAATTGGGATAACAATACCGCCGCTGTCGATTCATATGCTGCTACGACTAAAACCGCTGTTGGTACTGTGAACTGGGGTAATAACACAACTAACGTAAGAACAACTTTTCGCGCTACAGGGACAATTAATTGGACAAATGCAAGTCCGGTAAATGGTACGGCACATGCAAATGGCACTGCAAGAGGTCGAGCGTTTAAGCAAGGTGATTGGAGTCTTAAAGATTCTGGTACAGCTCTTGTTGGTGAGCTTGGGCAAGAAACTGTTGTTCGAGACGGACATTTCTTCACTATTGGAGATAATGGCGCTGAGTTTTTCAATTATAAAAAAGGTGACATTATCTTCAACCATAAGCAAACAGAAGAACTGTTTAAAAATGGTTATGTAACTTCTGGTGGTGGACGTGGACGTGCATTTGCTGAAGGAACGGCGTTTTCTCGTGGTAGTGGTAGCTTCTGGGGTGGTGCATCTACTGGCGGAGGCTCTTCATCATCCTCGTCCTCATCTTCATCTTCCTCTTCCAAAAAATCTTCTACTAAGAAGTCTTCTACTAAAGAAGCAGCTAAAGAAACAGAAGAATTCGAGGAAAGCTTAGACCTTATTGAGATTGTGATTGACCGTATTGAACGAGCAATTGAATCTTTAGACCGTACAGCTTCAAGTGCATTTAAGAGTTTTACAGAGCGTACAAAAGCGTTAAATGATGAAATGGCGAAAACGGGCGAAGAAATCGTTATGCAGCAGAGAGCCTATGAAAGATATATGCAACAGGCTCAATCTATTGGATTATCTGAAGAGTGGCAGAACAAAATCATGCATGGCGAGATTGATATTGAGCTTATTACAGATGAGAATCTGAAAGAGCAGATAGACGAGTTTCAAGATTTTTACCAGAAAGCCCTTGATGCCAAAGATGCTGTTGATGAACTCAATGAGTCTCTTGGTGAACTTGGGCAACAGAAGTTTGAATTGATACAGACAGAATTTGAAGGAATCTTAGGTTCTCTTGAATATGAACAAAGTATGATTGAAAATTTTGTTGACCGTGCTGAAGTTGACGGACAGTTTGTAAGTAAAAACTATTATACTGCTTTACAAGAAAATGTTCATCAGCAAGCAAATGCTTTACGTGAAGAAATAGATAGATTAATTGCCGAACGAGATAAACAGGTTAATGATGGATTGTTTAAGGTTGGAGATGAGCAATGGAATGAGTACAATAACCAAATCAATGACCTGACTGTCAGCGTCCATGAGCTTGGTACCCAATGGGCAGAATATCAGAAAGCTATCCGTGAAACCGAGTGGGACATCTTCGATACCATCCAAGATAGAATTTCCAACATAGCAGATGAAGCACAGTTCCTAATCGACCTGATGAGCAATAAGAAGCTGTTTGAAGACAACGGCCAGCTTACCGATGAAGGCTGGGCAACCATGGGTCTTTATGGGGAGCAGTATAACATCCTGATGAATCAAGCCGACAGATATGCTGAGGAAATCAAGAAGCTTGAAGACCAGATGAAGAACGACCCATATCTGAACGGTGACGGTGCTTTCAACCAAGATGTCATCGATAGGTATTATGAGCTTATCGAGGCTCAGCAGGAAGCTATTCTATCTGCCGAGGACATGAAGAATAGCATGGTTGACCTTGTTGAAGAAGGCATCGAGCTTGAATTGGACGCTCTTGATGAATTGATTGAAAAATATCTTGATGCTCTTCAAGCACAAAAAGATTAAATTATTTTAGTCCGCTATAATACGAAAGTTCATAGTGTATCTCTTTGAATTGCTGGAAAACCCTTAGAGTCTTATAGACCACAACGTAATGATGAAATATACATAGGCGTGACGGTATAAAAATTATAAGAATTGGGAAATCAGCAGCTAAGCTCCGAACAGGAGAAAGTTCAACGACCAGAGCTGAAATGCTCGTAGGCATAAGTGTGTCGAAGTGGAGAGCACCTAAATCTTTATTATGAAGATATGGTGAATAATATGGTCTACGCTATAACGAAAGTTATAGAAAATCTATTTATAGGTATAATACTTAAATAGAATCTGTAAGGTGTAACGAACCTTTATAAATAGGAAATTGTTATTTTATAATTGCATACTATTGAGGTTATATGTTAAAGGAGGTGAATATGTCTCGAAGGAAAACTCACGAAGAATATATTAACGAAGTAAAAGATAAAAATCCAAATATTGAAGTTCTTGGCGTATATGTTGATGCTAAAACTGCAATACTCCATAAATGTAAAATAGATGGATACGAATGGTATGCGAAGCCAAATAATATATTAAGTGGTAAAGGATGCCCAATGTGTGCTGGGAATATTAAGTTTACTCATAAGCAATATGTTGAGATGGTTTCGAATATTAATCCATATATTAAGGTTCTTGGGCAATATATAAATGCACAAACCCATATTTTACACAGGTGTACTAAACACGATATAGAATGGATGGCAATACCAGAATGCATATTAAATGGCAAAGGTTGTAGAGAATGTATGAAAGAAAAAATAAGATTGAAAAATAGTAAAACTCATGAACAATATGTAGAAGAATTACATTCTATCAATCCTAATATTATTGTTATTGAAAAATATTGTAACGCTAATACGCCTATATTGCATCAATGTGTATTGTGTGGAAATACATGGAAAGCTTCGCCAGCTAATATTCTTTATGGCACGGGATGTCCGAAATGTAATGCAAGTAAAGGCGAAAAATTTATAAGCATGTGGCTTGATAATAATAACATTAAATATATTGCACAAAAATCATTTGATAATTGTCGCGATAGAAGACTATTGCCATTTGATTTTTATTTACCAAATTATAATATATGTATTGAATATCAGGGGGAACAACATTATAGACCCGTTGATTATTTTGGTGGTCAAGAGCAATTTGAGCTACAAATTAAACATGATAAAATTAAAGTTAGTTATTGTAAGGAAAATAATATTGAGCTTTTATGCATTAAATATGACGAAGATATAAACGAGGCATTAACTAATTTCCTATTTATTTAATACAGTAATTTTTCACGGCTATATGATTATCAATCAGATATTGAAGAACGCACTCAGGATATTGCCAGTTTAGAGAAGCAGTTGAGCGCATACGCTAACGACAATTCTGAGGAAGCAAAGGCAATTGTTCAGCAATTAACTTCAGACTTAGAAAAACAGCGTAAGGATTTGGCAGATGCCGAATATGAACGTCAAATTAGCGATATTGAACGTCTATTAGACCAGTTCCGAAACGATTATGAAACCATCCTCAATATGCGTCTTGACAATATCGACGCTCTAATTGCTGACATGATTGAGCAAATCAACGCAAATTCAGGTATGATTGGCGAAACAATCAATAGTGCTGCTTCTGATGTGGGTTATCAGATTACTGAGGAAACCCAAGCCATCTGGGATACCGCCAACGGAACTCAGGATGTTCTTGAGATGTATGGCAAAGACTTCCTGCAAAATGGTACTACGATTGCCAACACTCTAGAAAAAGTAAATACCAACATTCTCAGTATGGTATCCAAACTCGACGCTATTGCTCAACAGAAGATTCAAGCCGCACAGGAAAGCAATGCCTCTAAGATTCCCGTTGTCAAGCCCCCTACCCCGTCAAACAACAATAACAACAATAATAACACGTCGCAGCCCTCCAGCGGTGGAGACGGTGTTCCTAAAGTTGGCGATAGGGTTAAATTCGTTTCCGGTCAATACTATCTCGATTCCTATGGTACCGCTCCTGTCGGTGCCTATAACCGTGGTGGGTATGTATATATTACAGCAATCAACACCAAGGGTTCGAAACCTTATCACATCAGTACCGGAAGTAGAATTGGTAGCGGTGACCTTGGTTGGTTGACTCTGGCACAGCTTGAAGGATACGCTACGGGTAAGAAACGTATCGGTGATGACAAGTATGCTTGGACTCAGGAAAATGGTGCGGAGATGATTGTGCGTCCTTCCGATGGTGCAATCCTCACCCCTCTTGCCAAGAACGATAGCGTGTTGACTTCTGATGCAAGCAATAATATCTGGAAGATGGCTAATAACCCGAGCGACTTCATCAAGGATAATCTTGGTGTCAACTCCCCTGCTGCTCCTTCTGTCAATAATGGCAACACGAACATTACTCAAAATCTTGAGAATATTGTGTTCAGTTTGCCCAATGTCAAGAATTATGAGGAACTTCTTGCTTCTATGCAAAAAGACAAGAACTTCGAGCGCCTTATTTCCTCTATGACACTTGACAAGCTTGCTGGTAAGAACAGCCTAACGAAGAGTAAGGCTATCCGTTAATTTATTAACGGTGTTTCGTTAATTTATTAGCATTGTTTTGCTAATAATTTTATATTTTATTTTATGGGGAGATGCGTATATATGTGTCTCCCTTTTTATCTATCTTATGAGCGCAGAAAGGTTAAGAATATGAATAAACGCAGGAAAAGAAAATCAGATGTTAAATCAAACATCATCAAACGACAAGCCGATGAAATCAAGGCTTTGAAGAAAAAAATCAATGAGCTTGATATCAGCTCGAAGGAAAAGGACGAACTTATACACGCAGTCGAACCTTTACAGAAAGAGCTTATCGATACCATTGAAAGCGTCAGGGAAAAAGGCGAGGAATATGATAAGCTGATTGAAGATGTGAAGGTGATGCGCAAAGTATTTGACAAGGAAGTCTTTATGGGACGATGGAATATTATTAGATTTCTTATGAAATTAAAATAAATTATTAAATAAATTATATATGATTGGAGGTGCGTTACGTGAAAGTATATGACTTTATGTATGACGGTATCCTGCTCAGCGATAAGGGATACGTGATTTGCAGATTCGATTCAGGTGGAACGGATACTGTTACGAACGGTTCGGAACTATCGTTCAATACGGTTTCAACTCAGCATGGAGCGAAGCGGGAATTGACAAGTGTTGAATATGGAGATGTCTTGACTGCTACCTTGCAGATATGCAGACATCCGTGCCTATATAACGAAGACCCGATTTCTGTTGAAGAGATACGTGATGTCATGAGATGGCTGAACAGAAAAGATTTCCATAAGTTCTCGTTTGTAGACGATAACGAATATATCAATATCTACTTCAACGCAAACTTCAATGTGAGCCGTGTAGAGATTGACGGTATCGTTCGGGGTTTCGAGTTGGAGATGTTCACCGATAGCCCGTTTGCATACTATGAGCCAATCAAGATGAATATAAAGAATATCGTTGCAAACGGCAAGAAGACGATTGTCAGCAAATCAGATGAAGAAGGATATATTTATCCCCAGATGGAAATCACTGTTGGCGCATCTGGTGATTTGCAAATTTATAACGATATAGAAGACAGGACAATGCTTATCAAGAATTGCACGAAAGACGAGGTTATCAAACTTAACTACCCCATTATCGAGACTTCTCTGGTATCTCATAAGATTCAGGATGATTTCAATTGGCGGTTCTTCAGGATTGCGAGAACGTTCAGGGAAGATGCAAATCATGTGACGATATCTTTGCCATGTACTATCAAGATGACATACTCTCCAAGAATTAAAATAGGACTTTAGGTGGTGATGAGTTATGGCTATTAGAATCCCATTTGATGCTGCCGATAATCCAGAATCTCCTACTGTCGTATTGGCTAAGAGAAATGGTGAGAAATTAGGACAGATTGATGCAAAGAGCATCAGCATATCAGATTCATTCAACGATGCTGCCGAGTTGTCATTCAAGGTATACAAGGAAATCAACGGTGTTAAATGCGCACTATGGGATGAGATAACCAACTTCAAGCTTGTATATTGTCTGGAATGGAATCAATGGTTTGAGATAACCGTAGAACTTGATGAATCGAACGAGACGGTGAAGACTGTTTTCGGTACAGAGCTTGGTTATGCAGAACTTGGGCAGATTAATCTATACAATATTGAAATTAATACGGAAGAAGATATCGCACGGGATGATTACAAGGAACCCACAGTTCTATTCAATGAGACGAACCCTAAAGCATCGTTGCTTCATCGTATCATGGAGAAGGCTCCGCATTATACTATCACGCATGTAGATAACAGTATTGCAAAGATACAGCGCACGTTCTCATTCGATGATGAATCAATCATGGACGCTTTTCAAGATATCGCAGAAGAGATAAAATGCATCTTTATTCCCAAAGCCGAGACTGATGGAAAGACGGGAGAACTGAAACGCACTATCGAGGTATATGATTTGCAGAACTATTGCCCTGATTGCGGACACAGATGGGATTCTGTTGAGCAGGATGATATATGTCCTGAATGCGGCAAGGAGAATGTGAAACCCGGATATGGTGATGATACCGCTATCTTTGTTACATCTGATGAGTTGGCTGATGATATCGGTTTCGATACGGATACGGATGCTGTCAAGAACTGTTTCAAGCTTGAAGGCGGAGATGATTTGATGACGGCAACAATTCGTAACTGTAATCCTAACGGTACCGATTATCTATGGTATTTCTCTGATGATATGAAACATGAGATGCCCAAAGAACTTGTGGACAAGATTGAATCCTATGATGAGCTGTATGAATATTATCAAAAGGAACACGTTGTCATGCAGACTGCGAATGCTGTTCTTAACCAATATAACCAACTTGTCGATAAGTACACGGTGTTCAATGAGAACTTGGAGAAGATAAATGTTCCTATCGTAGGTTATCCCGCTCTGATGAATGCCTACTATAATACTATCGATTTCAATTTGTATCTGACTAGTTCCATGATGCCTAGCGTTGAGACGATGGAAACGGATGCGAATAAGGAGCTGGCTAAGCTTACGACTACCGCTCTCTCCCCTGTCGCGGTTCAGAATATAGATGTAATATCTAGTGCTACGGCAGACAATGCTGTTCTATCGATGGCTAGGCTCATTGTCGATACGAGATTCAAAACGACAATAAATTCTTCTTCTATCGTTAAGGGAACTAACACCTGTACTTGGACTGGTAGCTTCACCGTCACGAACTATTATGATGAGGAAGATACCGCTACAGGTGGAAATATCGTCATCACAATCAACGAGAACTATGTTGAATTCGTGAGACAGAAGATTGAGAAGCAGCTTTCACGGGATAACAACGTTGAAGAGATTGATATCGTCAGTCTGTTCGAGAAGGATTATGCGGATTTCGTAAATGAGCTTCGCAAGTACAGTCTCAACAGGTTGAAATCTTTTCAGGCTGCATGTCAAGCTGTTTTAGATATTCTTATCGAGCAAGGTATTGCAGACAAGGAGACATGGAGCAGCGGTGACCCGAACCTATATGATGATTTGTACTATCCGTATCTTCAGAAGCTCAATGCTATCAATGCCGAGATTTCTCTACGAGAACAGGAAATCAGTGTTATTGTGGGCACTAAAGATACAGATGGTGATGTCGTGAAATACGGTCTTCAGAACTATCTTGATGATTACCGTGACGAGATTCATAAGGCTCTTGATTTCGAGAAATATCTTGGCGAGGAATTATGGCTTGATTTCTGTGCCTATCGTCGTGAAGATAAATATTCGAATGATAACTTCATCTCAGATGCTTTAGACAACAAGGAGCTGTTTGATAGAGCGCAGGAGTTTATCGAGATTGCTACACAGGAAATCCATAAATCAGCTGAACAACAGCACTCTATCTCAAGTAATCTAAAGAACTTGCTTGTCGTTGATAAATTCAAGCCTTTAGTCGATAGTTTCAGCGTTGGTAATTGGCTGAGAGTTATGGTCGATGATACGTTATATAAGTTACGCTTGATTAACTACTCTATCGATTATGATGATATCGAGAATATCGATGTTGAGTTTTCTGATGTAATCAAATCCAAGGATTCTGCAAGCGATATCCAAAGCGTTCTCGACCAAGCATCTTCTATGGCTACATCATATGATTCTGTCAAGCGTCAAGCTGCCGATGGTAAGAACACAAGCAACATGGTCAGCGGTTGGGTTTCAGATGGTCTTGACTTGACCAATATGATGATTGTGGGTAATGCTGAGAACCAAAATATCGAATGGGGAGAACGAGGACTTCTTGCCCGTGAATACCTTCCCATCACTGACACATATGATGATAGGCAGTTGAAACTCATCAACCGTGGTCTGTATGTCACAAGTGATGGTTGGGAGACTGCCCGTGCAGGTATCGGCAACTTCATGTTCTGGAATCCTAAGACGAAGAAAACCGAGGAAGCATATGGTGTTATCGCAGATACCATTGTTGGCAACATCATTCTTTCTGAAGAAGTCGGTATTTACAATAAGAACAACAGCATCACTATGGATGGTGACGGCTTCACGCTCACGACGAATGCAGATGGCACAGACCCGGAAGATATCTTCACAATCCAAAAAGAAATTAAAGACTCTTCTGGTCAGTCGAGTATCGAAAAGCTTCTATATGTGGACAGTAGCGGCAACCTTACTTTGAATGGTGCTATCCGTGTCGTTAACTCTTATTCGAAGGTAACCACAATCAACGACCTTGGTGACCCTGATAGAATCATCACCGAAAGCAACACAATCATCGCTGATATCAGGGCGGATATCAACGGTTTGAGTTCTGATTATAGCCAGACGAAACAAACTGTAAGCGACCTTGGTATTAAAACAGAATCTTTATCTAGCAGTTTAACCCAAACCGCTGCTGCTATCAGAGGCGAACTTTCAAGTAGCATCAGCGATGTAAATGGTAGCATCAATGATTTGTCTACAGAAATCGAAGCAACTGCCGGACAGCTCCGAGTTGAACTTAACAACAGCATCAGCGATGTAAATGGTAGCATCAATGATTTGTCTACAAAGATTGATGTAACCGCTGGACAGCTTAGAGTCGATGTCACTACCGCTGTTGATGCTGCGGGTAATGCTATCGATATCGTGAATGGTTCAATCAAGACCGTTGATGTAGAATATGGTATAAGCAATAGCCCCACTGTGGAACCAGCATCAAATGCATGGTCTACCAATTCACCACAATGGCAGGCTGGAAAATATATCTGGCAGCGCACCAAGACAACTACCCCTGAAGGTGTATCATCTTATTCTAAAGCTGTATGTATTCAAGGAGCAAAAGGTCAAGATGGTATCGATGGTAAAAATGGCGATTATATTGCAGATATATTTGAACAGTATTATCTATCTACATCTGCCACAAAACAAGAAGGTGGTTCATGGTCTACTACACAACCTGCGTGGTCAAGCGGTCATTATATTTGGACTCGTTCTGAAATTCATTGGATAAAGTATAGTTCCGAAGGTGACCCCATAGCATTCACAGAATATACCGAGCCTGTTCTTGCACAGGCGATTAATAGTGCTAATGAAAATGCTAGCTATGTTCGTGGTTTTATGGAATACAATACTACTGGTTTAACAATCGGCAGATATGCGACGGGCAGCAATGATACTGTATCTAGAGTTAAGCTTGCTTCTTCTGGTCAGCTTGAAGTTTATGATGAAGATACAATGGTTGCGTATTTTGGTTCTACGGCAAGGATAGGAACTAGCACTGGTTATAATACAAAGATTACTTCTTCTGGTGTTAATATATGTAGCGGTACCAATGTATTGTCTTCGTTTACCGGTAGCTCAGTAACGCTTGGTGCTAATAGTAAAAGCAGAATGATACTTAGTTCTTCTGGATTAAATTTTTATCAACAATATAATAATGGTTCTTTACATGCATTATCTATATCTGCTTCTGGTGGTGATGTGCCTTCGTTAACAATAGACAATGTATGTGGTGGATATTTTTATCTTACAAGCGGGCAAACAACCGTTACAATATCTGGCAGAGAATTCAGAGTTAGCGAGGTCACCGGTGGAGAAATGCTTTATCTGTATGGATACAATCAACAGATAAAAATTTTCGGAAATATGCTTGCTGATTGGATTACATCACAAGGCACCAGTGGTATATGGCGTTATCGTAAATATAAATCTGGCAAAGTAGAATTATTTGCTACTGTATCTATGACATTTCAAACATATGGTGAAGATACTAAAACAGTTACTTTTCCAACGTCCATTACGGGGTTTTCTTCTTATGAAGATTATACCGTACAATTAACATTAATGAGTAATAGTGGCCCTACAAACCCAGACTTCGACAAAATTCATATTATCTCGCGACAAATGTCTGCATCTGGTTTTACAATAGCATCTTGGCAAGAAGGTCTGGGTGCAAGAAGAGGTTATCGTGTTGCTATTCATGTATTTGGATGGTAATTTTTAAGTGGAGGTTCAGTTTTATGGCGCTTAACAAATTAATTGTACAGCCAAATGGTATTGAAACAAGCTATCATCGTATTACAATGCTCAATATATTGGTAAATCAAGAAAATATTATAGAAGTAGCAAGTTATCTTAATAGTGATTCTCGCAATAAACAAAAGATTTTTGAAAGCGGAAACGATAATAATGTTTCTATGCCATATATGGATATATCATCATATATTGTTCCTTATGATGAAACTATGTCTATTACAGGTGCATATCATGCACTTAAACAGCTATCAAAATTCGAAGGCGCAACAGATGTTTTTGAAGAAGGACAAGTATTAAGTCTTAGCGAATAATAGCTGACAATAACTTGCAATAATTATAATCAATAGAAAGAAAGGATAGGAATATGACAGCAAAGAAAGTGAACGCAGAGCCTATTGATAATAATACTACTGCTCATGCAGATACAGCTACTCAAGCTCAAAACACCCTGACCGCAGAAGACATCAAGATGCGCAAGCCTCTAGTGATTGCGCGCAATGAATTCCTACAGAATCTCATTCAGGCAGCAAATGATTCAGGTCTTCCCTTCGTAATCATGGAATATGTCGTGCGTGATTTCTATGATGAGGTTCGCAAGTCCGCTTCCCAGCAATATGAGAATGAGAAGAAGGAATATGATAATCTTCTAGCGCAGTATACTGAATCTTCTGAAGAATCAGAAGTTAAATAGCCAACTAGTTAAGGAGTGATGTTTATGAACATTAACTGGACTGTACGTATCAACAACCCTATGTGGTGGGCGCAAGTTATTGCATCTATCGCGCTTCCTCTTATCGTCGGTGTTGGTATGTCTTGGGAGGATATGACCTCTTGGACTACTCTAGGCTCCACCCTTCTCACCGCAATGGGCAATCCCGTTGTCGTAGTATCCATGCTTGTTTCCCTATGGAACACCGTTACTGACCCTACTACCGAGGGCATTGGTGACTCCGCTCAGGCTATGACTTATGATAAGCCTAAGTCTGAATAGTTTGTAACAACTAAATATATATGCTTTAAATTTTGGGGAGGTTCTTAATTGAGCCTCCCTCTTTTTTGATTATTACTTTATTCTATTATCAAATAACAAAGGAGAGATTGACTGTCGTGCTAATCATCAAAAACAATATTACAACAATCAACAGATATGTCGGTAGTAATCAGAAGAAATGGATTGTGATTCACAATGTCGGCACAACTCCTACCAAAAGGGTTCTGCGTATAACAATACCATATACTTCAAGAGCGTAAACAGAAAAGCATCTGCGCATTACTTTATAGACGATGGCGATATCATCTGACAAAGCATTGAAGATAACGGCCGTTCTTGGTCTGTTGGAGATGCTAAAAGTAAGAATTAATAATACAATCAATATTGAGGTATGCGGTAATTCAAAGAATAGCAAACGACATTAATATTAATCTCTTCTTTTTTAAATAATGTAAGTTGGAATTTATCGAGGGCGTTTTATCGATGTCCTTTTGTTTCTATGATTCCTTAACGAAAGGACGTGTATGATATATGCTTGATTATCTAGAGGTGTTAGAACTCCCCGCTTTTATTGTGGCGGGCATCATCTTGATATATTGCGTGATGCAGTTAATCGGAGATTTTTTAACTTTTAAAGGTAAGGTGGTTCCTGAATTTATGAGAGTTAAACATTGGCTCAAGAAAAGAAAGGAAGCAAGGAACGCATTGGCTCATATGCCTGAAATCGTTGATGAGGTAAAGACGTTGCTTAACGATGTGAACAAGCATTACAGTGATGATAACATAGTGAAGAGAAACGCTTGGATGAATGAGGTTACGGATAGAGGTATCGAGAACAGACAACTCATCAATATGGTAAGCGATAAACTAGATGCACAAAGCAAAGATATATTGGAGCTTATCATCGAGAACAAGCGCAACACGATTATCGATTTCGCAGCCCGTGTATCCAATACGGACAACCTTTTCACACGAGAGCAATTCAACAGGGTTATGAAAATATATAGCGATTATGAGGATATCATCACTAAGAACGGAATGACCAATGGTGAGGTTGATATTGCATATCGTATTATAACTGAGGCTTATGAGGAATGCCTGAAGAACAACACGTTTATAGAAGATATTAGAGGATATTGATTATAGGAAATGGAGGTGTTGGCATGTTCGAAGTAGACTGTTTAGACACTTATGATAATCCTATAGAGCATTTTACGCAATGGGACGTTGACCAGAAAGTTAAAATCGTTTTAGATGGTGTCGAGGATGGTTATCTTGCTATAGCCCCGGAAGTTCATTTCGCAAACGCAAAGAGCACTGAAGCTCTTGTCGTGCGCTCTACCGTTCAGGGAAACAACACTATCATAGCAGATGTTCCCAATATATTGCTGCAAGAATATTATCCTCTTCTTATATATGTATATCTGACTAACAGCAAAGATGTGTCTTCTCAGAAGACGATTATCAAGATTGAGATACCTATACGCAAGAGAGCTGTGCCGAGCGATTATCAATATGTAGAGAATATCGAACGTATCACCGCTGAACAGATTAAACAGGAAATCAAAGCAGACCTCTATGAAAGCTGCGCTACAGATGAGATGTCTGATGCTGAGATTATGACAATCTGGAATGGCGCTACCGGTGATATCGTTGCAGCAACCAACGCCGATATTGATGCTATGTTTGATTGATTGTGGTGATGAGAATGGCTATTAAAGTTATTACACCTAATACTTTGGGGTATTTCAAGGAACTGCAAGACCAATACAATGCCCTTGAATATTCTCTTAATACACATACCCACACCCCTCAATCATTAGGAGCGGCAGAACTTCTCCATAATCATGATATGGGAGATGTCAATGGTTTATCTGATGTGTTGAATGATAAGGCATCTGCTGTACATCAGCATACTATTTCAGGCGTGGAAGAACTATAGAGTAATCTTGATGAAAAGTATTCGTTTAAAAGCGGTACCACCATTGTAGCAAGCACGAATTTGAATACTATAAATACTGTGGGTAACTATATATGTAATCTAGATACAACCGCTGCAACCGTTACAAACTCCCCTACCGGCGGCAAAGCGTTTGCATTGAAAGTAGGAGACTTGCTTAACGACGGCAAGTATCCATATCAGGAAATCACAAGATATACAGATGGTGCATCATGGCGCAGGACGTTCAATATGGCATCTAGCACATGGAACGTTTGGTATTCAACTTCATTTGCACCATCAAAGAAATCTCTGTGGACTGGTTCATGGAGTGCAGGAAGCATCACGGTAAATAATATCCAAGATTATTCTGCGTTTGTTTTCTATTCCTCTACCGGTGCTACACTTATCGGATTCATGAATGCAGATAAAACCAGTATCAATTGCTATGGTATCATCTGTCCTGAAAGCAACATCATGAAACTTGAATCTGCAACCATCGCTGTTTCAGGTACGACATTGACGAGAACAATACCTAGAACATGGACGCTTACAGGTACGGCTATTTCCTCTGCTGATGCTGCTCTTGTATTCACTAGGATTGAGGGATTGTTTTATGGTTTTATTGTTGGTTTATTTTTAAATCGTTATTTTAATTTTATATTTATATTTATATTTATATTTGTTAAGGCTCTGTATAAATCTTACATTTATGTAGGTATGATACAATATTATGCAGAGTCTTTATTGATTTTATGGAGGTGTAATATGGGCAAATATCTAAGTGAAGATGGTCTTACTCTATTCTCAGAGCTTGTCAAGAACTGGGGTGCTGAGAAAGGGCATAAGCATAGTGCAGCAGATATCACCAGTGGTGTACTTCCCATTGAACGTGGCGGTACAGGTGGTGGCACTGCAAATGATGCACGTAACAATCTAGATGTATACAGTAAGACCGAAGTAGATATGCTCGCAGGTGTAGGTAAGAAGCATTGGGGTGTTAAGATTGCACGAGATGTTTCTGACCCTGCTACAGCTGTTGAGTATATCGGTGATGCAGAAGGTATGTCCCCCGGTTGGAATAACTGGAAAGATACCGCTCTGTTCAGAGATATCAGACCATGTGTCCTTAAAGATGGCAATGTTGAATATTATCTTAATCCTGATAACTATGCTCAGAAGGAAGACGGCACTGCATCCACTATCAATTCGTTTACTGATGGTGATGTTATGGTCGAGATTCCCAAGATGGGTTACAAAATGACCATGGATGATGATTACCATTATGTCTGGGTTACCAATGACCCTGATGATGATACGTATTGCTATGCTGCACACAGTAAAGAAACACTTGGAGATTGCGATAGGATTTATATCGGTGCTTATTTGGGTCATGTGGATAACAAGAAGCTCTATTCTGTTTCCGGTGCAGACCCCACTACGAATATCAGTCTTATCAATTCCCGTGCATATGCGAATGCCCGTGGTGATGGATATGAACTTTTCTCATTCTATCCTATGACGCTTCTGCAATGTCTGTTCTTGCTGATTTATAAGACTCGTAACAGTCAGACCGCTCTTGGTCAGGGTTATACGAGTGCTAGTGCCAAAGTCAATACCGGTGCTACCGATGCCCTTGGTTTCATGTACGGTGCTTCTAGTGCTACCACTCATGTCAAGTATCTTGGTATTGAGGATTTCTGGGGCAACTGCCTAGTTTGGGTAGATGGTTGCTATTCTGATGCTTCACGTAATATTCTAACTTATTATAAGAATTTTGACGGTGTTGCAAGTGGTACTGGATATCAATGGAGCGTTCCTAGCGGTGTGGATTCGGATATCAGCAATTATACGAGCGAGATTGTCGGTACTACTCATGGTGGCTTTGTAGCGAAGGCTGTAGGTGGTTCAGCTTCCACATACTATACAGATTGGGCTATTTTGTACGCTGGTCACGTTCCTGATTTCG